ACAGGTACTTTGAAAATCGTCCTGACGTTGTAAAGGTGTGGGAGGACCTCGAGGCCTACCACGATTGGTGCAGATTCCAACTCTGCGATTTTAATCCTGCAGATCTCTATCGCAGAGATAGTCAAAACTATGGATCCTATCTTGCCAGCAAACGGCCAAGACGTCCATATCAAGGCAACAGACCACACTTTCAAAAAAGAGGTTAATTAATGGCACGAGTTTTTCTCATTGATCTTGAAGCAGTAGAGACTAGATATACGGGTCAGTGGAAAACTCACGTGCCGGCAATCCTTAAAAAAGCAGGGCACCATGTCAACATTATATCAGGTCCTACGGACATTCCTAGTGCTACCACTCCTGGAGCATTTCTCAACTTTGGCGGCACGAATATCTACAAGGCTAGTCAAATTGAACAAATGGGTAGGTTATTTTGTAACGGATCCATTCATCCCGGCGATCACTTTATCTTTACTGATGCTTGGCATCCTGGTATCATAAATTTAAAGTATATGAGTGAGCTACTGGGAATTCCAGTAACTACACATGGTCTTTGGCATGCTGGCTCATATGATCCGCAAGACTTCTTAGGACGCCTTGTAGGAAATAAACCCTGGGTTAGAAATGCTGAACAAAGTTTCTATCATGCGTTTGATCACAACTACTTTGCTACACAGTTTCATATTGACATGTTTTGTGAAAATTTGTTAGGATTTACTCCAGCAAAAAAACTATATGATACTAAGATTGTGCGCACAGGTTGGCCTATGGAGTATATGGAGGACACGTTAACAATGTATAAAAACATGACTAAACGTGATCTTATCTTGTTCCCGCATCGTATCGCTCCAGAGAAACAGGTTGAAATCTTTCGTGACTTGAAAGAACACTTACCGCAATATGAATTTGTCGTCTGTCAAGATCAACAACTAACAAAAAACGAATATCATAATTTGCTAGGCGAAGCCAAATTGGTGTTTAGTGCAAACCTGCAAGAAACCCTAGGCATCAGTTGGTATGAAGGTGCTATTGTAGGTGCCATTCCTATGGTTCCTGATAGACTCAGCTATAGTGAAATGGCTTTAGATACATTTAAGTATCCTAGCAAATGGACTGAGAGCTACGATGCATATACTGTATATCGTCCAGATATTTGTAGAGAAATAATCCAGCATATGGATAATTACGAAACTCGACTGCCTAGCCTAAATAAACAGGTAGCTATACTACAAGAAAACTTTTTTAGTTGTAATAAACTATTAGAGATGTTAAAATAACTATTATATGACATCCACGTCATTAACTCGGAGAATAAATTGACAAATAAAACAGAAACAGGCCTGGACGCAATGGCAGGCGATGGCGGATATAAAGAAGCATATCTAGGTGATCACATTCGTTTTAAGATGAAACGTGAAGGCAAGCGTTTCTGGGCCGGTGACAACATCAGTGATTATCTGCATGACGGCGACTTAGAAAAATTAATTGACGAAGCAACTCCTGCATTTGAACAAGTGCTAGACAGTTTGCTTATTGATCGTGAAAATGATCCCAACAGTAAAGGCACAGCACGTAGACTTGCTAAAATGTATTTTAATGAAATCATGTCAGGTAGATACGACCCTGCTCCAGATGCAACAGCGTTTCCGAATGATAGTGAGGATAGATATGAAGGAATGTTGGTTGTTAGAAGTGAATTGCGTAGTATGTGTAGTCATCATCACCAGCCTGTATCTGGGGTGGCTTATATTGGTATCATTGCTGCCAACAAACTTATTGGCCTTAGCAAGTATACTCGTATTGCTCAGTGGTGCGCTAGGCGTGGCACTCTCCAGGAAGAACTCTGCAATGATATTGCAAGAGAAATAAGTCGAGCTACAGATAGTGAAAACATCGGAGTATACATACAAGCCACTCACGGTTGCTGTGAGAATCGTGGCATTATGGCGCATTCGAGTCTAACACAGACCACTGTACTCAAAGGTGCATTTAAAGATGATCCAGGAACAAAGAAAGAATTCTTTGACAATATTAAAATGCAGCAAGAATTTTCGCCACGATGAGATACATTACTAACAAGTTTGATAGCGTTCGCTTACCAGTTGAAGCGGGCTTGTTAGAGTGGTTGCAGGTGCAATACCCTGCATCAAAATACTTTATTAAGGAAATATAATGGATAAATTTTTTATATGGGTTGGCCGTAACAGAAAAGAAATTAGCCTTACAATCGGCGGACTAAACTTACTATCTGGATTGAGTGCGTTAGTTAACGGTAACTACGGACTTGCTATTGTAGGATTTACAATTGGCGGTGCTCTTATTCTTGATGCTTACAAGGGAATTTAAATGAGTCAAGTATATGTAATCAAACCACTGGAAAAGAAAAGCATTGTCTACCATGTAGAAATGTATCGTAAGAATCCAGATGATAGCATCAGTTGGTTTAACATTGACGAAACCTATCGTTGGGGACAAGGCTTTGTTGAAGGTGATTTAGATTGCAATCTTCCCTGGGAAGGTGATCCTGTTGCCTATGCTCGAACCGATTGTGGTTGGGGTTGTGAGTTTGACGACAGTGTCAGTGTTGAGTGGGAATTCAGTGATGACATTAGCGAATTAGAGCAACAAGAACTCAAAGAACTCTACTACGAAGGTGGTGCAGGTTGGCTCTATGACGGCGAACATGATTGGTCAGAAGAAGATTGTGCAGTGCATATCATTGCACCGTATCAAGTTGACCTGTGTGATGAAATAACAGGTGACGTTATTGAAGAGAATGTAAAATTAAAAACTCGACCAGAGCCAAGTAAAGCGTGGCCCTTCCCAACTTAAGGAATATTATGCAAATAAGAGTTAAAGAAAATGCAGAAGAATTTGGTAAATGCGGATGCGGCCGAAGCCCGACTGGTAAATGCTGTGGATGGCATGGACTTTCAGAAGAAATGTATCAACATCAAAAAATGTTGTGGATGGAAGATCAACTGCGTCAAGATGCCGAAACAGAGAACAAGAATATAGTTCGGGGACAGCAATGAACACAGCCAAAGATCTTACAGATAATTTAATACACAGAATGAAGCATCTACAAGAGTTTGTTGTAGAACGAGATTGGAATCTTATCCCCGCTGGTGTGATAAAGTTTAATATTCAGCACACTGTCGGAGAACCTGCTAGAATCTTTGTTCATGCAATGACCCGAGAAGAAGCAGAACGTCAAGTTGATGAATGGTTTGACGAGGATGTAGAATGATTAAACCTCTACGTGACGATCTAATGGTGCAACAACAAGTTGACAATGCTTGGCAGCATTTTGTTGGGGTAATTATGTTAAATCAAACTGGTCGCAAAGCTGTGAAGACCACTCTGCCAGAATTTCTATATTGGTTTCCTACAGCACTGGCATTGCTACAAGCAGACGAAGAGTTTGTCAAAAGCATAATCCAACCACTCGGAATGGTTAATGTTCGTTATACTCGATTGATTAGAATGAGTCAAGACTATTTGACTTGGGACGGAAATGATGCTACAATGTTATATGGCATTGGAAAATACGGCAGCGACAGCTATGAGATTTTTTACAAGAACAATTATAGTGTATCGCCCACAGATAAAGAACTGATAAGATATCTCAAGGAAGAAGTTAATAATGTTTTTGAAACTGCTTGAACGACTGGGCCGCAAGCGTATCATTTATGATCGTGTTAATAACGAACCGTATCTCGAACGGTATTATCTCTTCTTGAAAGAAAGAGATCGTTTTCCATTCAACGTATTTTTACATAAATTCCTCAAAGGTGATCCTGACGATGTTCATGATCATCCGTGGCCCTATGCTACACTGATACTAAAAGGTGGATACTATGAATATACTCCTAATTTCGAAAATGGCCAAATGATTGGAGAGACCAAGCATTGGCGGGGTCCTGGTCACTTCCGTATTTGTGGTTCTAATAGCTATCATCGCATCGAACTTCAACCTGGAATAACTGCTTGGACCCTATTCATGCCTGGCCCGCATAAACGTGAATGGGGATTTTTAGTCAACAACAAATGGATACAACACGAACAATATCTCAAGGATAGAAATGAACAAACTCAAAATCAACCAGCATGAAGTAACCGGACTAGTCGGCAAGATTTGTAGAGAGCTTGCTATAGGAACGTGGAGGCCCGATTATATTGTAGGAATTACTCGAGGGGGATTGATTCCTGCTGTTATGATCAGTCAATATTTTAATATTCCGTTACATACTCTCAATGTAAGTCTACGAGATAGTGAGATTGGTCCGGAGAGTAATTTATGGATGGCTGAAGATGCTCTAGGACCGTTGTCCAAGGATCGTGCAGTTGATAGCGATACTGCTTTTAAAAACATTTTAATTGTAGATGATATCAACGATCAAGGCACCACACTTAACTGGATCATGAAAGATTGGCCAAGTGGTTGCTTTCCAGATGATCCAGCCTGGGAAGAAGTGTGGAATAACAATGTTAAATTTGCTGTGTTAGTAGATAATCTCGCCAGCAAGTGCAATGTTAAGATGGATTTCGTTGGCATGGAAGTTAACAAGGCAGAGAAGGATGTATGGATTGATTTTCCTTGGGAAGATTGGTGGACAAAATGATCGATTCTAAGATTAAAGTTCATTGCACTGACGCAGGTAAAGATTTTGATATGCATGTTCTAGGTTATAAGCCCAAGGCATTTTTAGATGTTGCATTTCAAACTCTTAAACTACGATTAGTTTATATGGAACGCACTAAAGCATTTGCAGGCAGTCTAGGCGGCCGTGAGTTTGTTGTACGAGAAGATGACCTACCTACAGAAAGAAAGGAATATAAACGATGAACTTACATTATTCGTTAGACGATGCACGTGATGCAGGGCAGGCACCATGGAACGATGTTGTACAAGACGACTTTCATGTGGTTGTTTTTAAAGACAAGTATCCTGTAACAGACGGTCACTTGTTGTTTGTGCCTAAATATTCAGCTGTGGGAGTTATTGAAGATTGTTTTGCTGATGCTCTGAGAGTAGGGCAGGCAAAGGTTAAAAATGGTGAGTGGGATGGATTCAATATTGGCCTTAATTGGGGCGAAGCTGCTGGACAGACTGTGCCGTATCCACATGTTCATTTGATTCCTCGACGCAAAGGTGACATGGAAGACCCCACAGGCGGTGTCAGACATGTTATTCCAGAAAAAGGTAATTATAAAAAATGAGTGAGATATTGTGTCTGATCTAAAAACAATTTTAGTTCCTTGGAAAAAAGAACAAACTGGATTTTGGTGGAATGAAACCTGTGCCATGGTGTTGGAACACTTTGGCTTGCCAGGCGATCGATACACTAGTCATCCAGAAACAGATCAAATGACATTTAAATTTTATCACGAACATGATGCCATGCTGTGCAAAATATTGTTAAGCGACAGAATATGAAGAAATACATCATTGGGTTTGTTGTTGCCTGTGTGCTTTGGATTCTCTTTCTTTCTCAAGTAGACGTGCCAGAATATAAGGTATACGATTGCAGTATATCCGAATGGCATCCTGATGTTCCTAATGAAGTAAAACAAGAATGTCGTAAGCGTAGATCACAACCAGGAATGATAACATGACTCGATGGACAGTTACTCTTGAAGAAGATCCCGATACTGGTGATCTCATTATGCCAATACCACAGGAAGTATTGGATCTGCAAGGTTGGGGCGAAGGCGACACATTAGAATGGCTAGATCAGGGCAATGGCTCTTGGCAATTACAAAAAAAGAGTGTATAATAAACTATGAGCAAAATAAAAATAGCAGAACTTTTTTACAGCATACAAGGCGAAGGCCGATATATGGGTGTCCCTAGTGTGTTCTTACGCACGTTTGGATGTAACTTTACTTGTGACGGCTTTGGTATGTCACGTGGTGAACAAAGCAAGGAGCGTGATTTTATTGCGGCCGATATTAAGAAGTTTTTTAAATATCAAGACTTACCATTAGTAAGCACAGGTTGTGATAGCTATGCCAGCTGGGATCCTAGATTCAAAGATCTTTCGCCCATGCTAACAACTGATGCGATTGCAGAACGCATCATGGAAATATTACCTTACAAGCGTTGGGAAGATGAACACTTGGTTATCACTGGCGGTGAACCGTTGTTAGGTTGGCAACGTGCTTATCCGGATCTGTTGAATCATCTGAGTATGACAGGTCTTAAAGAAATTACTTTTGAAACCAACGGTACTCAAAAGCTAACTCCGGAGTTTAAAAAATATCTACAAGAATGGGCACAGAATCCTCCTTTTGCCAGTAGAGAAGTTACATTCTCGGTCAGTGCCAAACTCAGTTGTTCAGGAGAACAGCCTAGTGAAGCTATACGCCCAGACATAGTCTGTGAATATCAAGAAGCTGGTCATGTATATCTCAAATTAGTAGTGGCCACTGAAGGTGATGCAGAAGAAGCTCTAGAAGCTGTGGATATCTATCGTGCAGAAGGTTTCACTGGTAATGTTTATCTCATGCCTGTGGGCGGGGTTGAAAGTGTATACACACTAAATAACCGCAGAGTAGCAGAACTGGCAATGAAACATGGACTGAGATATTCAGACAGATTGCAGGTGCCATTGTTTAAAAATGAATGGGGAACATGATGAATAAATGGATTGAAAAATTATTTGGTATTGACAAGATCAGAGCAGAAGCAGAACGATCAATAGGCATTGCAGCACAAGCCTCTGAAACAGCCAAAGCAGCCACTGAAGCTGCCGAACGTGCTACAGAAGCAGAGGCACAGGCCAAATTATCTCCAAAAGAACGTGCAACACGTAAAAAAGAACCGTGGGTAGGCGTAATCGAAACACATGTCAACAAAGATAATGTTCGTAATGGCTTTTTTGAGCTTGACTGGAACGACCTTTTTGTGTTAAAATTAAAGCAAGAGGGATATGGTGAGGACGGAGACAAAGACGAAGAAATTATAGATCGTTGGTTCCGTGAACTGTGTGCCAATGTAGTAGTCGATGGCGATTTCGGCGGTCCTGTAAACACAGGCGTAATTGATATTAAAACAGTGAAGAAAGATAATCTATGAATTATATCTTAGTTGATACAGCAAACACATTCTTTCGTGCTCGTCACGTTATCAACGGTGACGCTGATATCAAACTAGGCATGGCATTTCACATCACATTAAACAGTATTCGCAAAGCATGGCAGCAGTTCGAAGGTAGTCATGTTATCTTCTGTTTAGAGGGTAGATCGTGGCGCAAGGACTACTATGCTCCTTACAAGCGTAATCGTTCAGATGCTCGTGCCGCACACACAGAAAAAGAACAAGAAGAAGACAAAATCTTCTGGGAAGCATTTGACACGTTCAAAGAATTTATTGCAGAAAAGACTAACTGCACTGTTTTGCAAAATCCGCAACTAGAAGCTGATGATTTAATTGCAGGGTGGATACAAACACATCCAAATGACAAACATGTGATCATCAGCACAGACACAGACTTCGTTCAATTGATTGCACCCAATGTCACACAATACAATGGTGTTATGGAACATGTTATCACTGACAAAGGAATATTTGATGACAAAGGCAAACCTATCATTGACAAAAAAACACAAGAGCCTAAGCCTGCACCTAACCCAGAATGGCTGTTGTTCGAAAAATGCATGCGTGGTGATACCAGTGATAATGTCTTCTCAGCGTATCCAGGTGTGCGTACTAAAGGCACAAGCAAAAAAGTGGGTCTTAGTGAAGCGTTCGAAGATCGTAAAAGCAAAGGATTTGCGTGGAACAATCTCATGTTACAGAGATGGTCCGATCACGAAGGCAAAGAACATAGAGTCTTAGAAGATTATGAACGCAATCGTCGACTGATTGATCTAAGTCATCAGCCAGATAACATCAAAGAAATAATTACAAATACCATTTCTACTGCAACCGCCGAACAAAAGAATGTGAGTCAAGTAGGTATAAGATTGATCAAGTTCTGTAATTTGTGGGACTTGAAAAAGATTGCTGATCAGGCACAGAGTTATGCAGAACCACTTAATGCGAGGTATACACAATGACAGATATACATGCTAAACCTATCATAGCAAATAAATTTTGGATCGTAGAGGAGAACGGTGAGAAGATTGCCACTCTGAGAAAAGACGACGACAATAGATTTTTTATGAGCAACGAGTCGGGTGTGAAAATTTACGAAACCAAAGACAGTCTAACTCGTCAGTTTGGTAAAAAGTTTTTCACAGTAAAAATTGTCAAGGAAGCCGACACAGCTCTACCTAATGAGGTTCATGGATACTCCACCAGTGCCGAACCTCACAATGCCATGTTTGATATTCGTAAGAAACTGCCGCTATTCACCAAGAGCAGCGATTCCAAGAGTCTATACTGTGCAGGTTACTACTGTATAAAATTTGACAAAGGATGGGTTAAAAGTTTTTGTCCAAAAAAAATCACACTGGAACGATATCCATATAAAGGTCCGTTCAAAACAGAATTAGAAATGAAACAGGTATTGGCTAATGTTGCAAAATAATCTACCAGATACACTGCCCACTATACAGAAACTGTTGCAGAGAATTCAAGTAGCTGAACGCAGTCAACAAAAAGAAATACGCATTAGTTTACAAGAAGCACGTGATCTGACCACAGAACTGGCACTCATGTCTGCTAAACTAAGCAAGACTGTGGGCGAAATACATCAAATGCTGGCAGCAATCAAAGAATCAACCACTCAAATAGACGTAAAATTCGACGGCGGCAAGTTCTAAAAAGATATAAATATATACGTGGTTAATTAGGAACACGTATATGAGTAGACCCAAACCTAAAATTCTTTTAGAATATGCTAACAAAGAAACCTACAAGGTTGAGCAAATTCTCGATTCAGAAGCTATCTGGGCTGTGTTCTATAACGGCCAACCTTTCAATCTCAAGAGCGGTAGTTTGGTAGCCAGCTATCCCGGACCAAAATATAAAAAAGTCTCATTTTCAAATCCAGGTCATGCACATAATCTGGCAAAGAAATTAAATCGATTGTTCAAGACCAAAGACTTTGCTGTATATAAACTCACTGCAGGTGAAGAGATTAAATGACATGAACAAAGATGCCTACACCAAGGCGTTCTTGCAGGCAGCAGAATTACCGGTTAATGAAAAAAACATCAAAGACTACAAAGCTGTATGGTGGTGGAGTTTTAGGAAAAAAGATCAAGGTGGTTTAAGATTAACTGAACAGGCTCTCGAATTCATTGAGAAATATGCCAAAATTAAAACCTACAAAATAGAATTTCCCAAAGAATTTGCATTCACTCCGCAGGTGCTGCTTTGGTTAGATAACTACATTGATTCTCCTTTCTTTGTTAATAAAAAACACATTATAGTAATGAAAGAAAAAGCTGCATTTGAGTTATATCTTCTTAGTGGAGATGTTAGAAAGCTAGGACACAATCGAGCCATGAGTAAAAGACTTAGCCAAGAATCTACCCCCGAGTAATCCCCCTGTATAAATATTTTCACTATGTTTGACCTTAATCCAATGGACGTACTACAACAGCGAAAGCTGAAGACTGTGGCCCCACATTTCACTGAATTGAATATTTCAGAATCTGAAATATTTGAAGGCATCGAAGATTGGATCAAAGTCAAACTCAAGGGCAGATATTATATCTGCAAAAAACCTGCTCTAGACCAGAGTGGAAATTTAAGATCTTCGCATTTCGTAGGTTTTGAAGATCAAAAAGAATTAACCTATTTCATGCTTGCATGCCCACATCTAAGGAGAAACTAATGTCAGAAGAAGTTAAAGATCAAGTCGTAGAGACACCAGCCCAAGCAGCGCCTGCGGCAACAGAAGCACCTGCAGCACAAGGTCCTGATTTAAATATCAGCGATCTGTTAGCCGTAAAAAATATCATCGAAGTTGCAACAAGCAGAGGAGCGTTCAAAGCAGCAGAATTGGAAGCAGTTGGTAAAAGTTTCAACAAACTAAATTCCTTCCTTGAAGCTGTATCTAAAAAGGAAGCCTAAATGAAAAGCCTTAAACACATAGGTAGAATTCAAAACACAGGTGCCAAGGTATTGGTAGTGTTTAGAACGTTGCCCGGAGAGTCAAACATGGCTCTAGTATTACCTGTAGCTCAACTGCCAGATCAATATCATGATTCGATTATGACTTTGGTAGAAACAGAACAAGCGCAGGATGCATTTGAGTTTGGCGAAATCATGCACATACGCCCATTCCCGGATGGTAGACCTATGTTGCGGGCCATGCAAGCAGATGGCAGATTGATTAAAGTAGCCACAGATGCTGTAATGATGACACCTACTACCAACGATACTGTGCTGTTGGCTAATCTTAACACGCTGATAGCAGAACAGAAAAACTGCACCGTAGATGATCTATGCACATTTGTAGCAGGTGCTCCGTCTGCTAAAGCTGAAGTTAAAAATGCAGCCACAGTAAATGATACGATTCCTGCGGTAGATTCAGATATACCTGCTCCTATACGAGCGCAGGCCGCAACCGATGCTGTACTAACTGACAAGGATCTAGCAAAATCATATCGTAGCCAAGCTGATGCTATGTATAAAGAAGCAGCAAGATTACGCAAAGAAGCGGAAGAACTCGATCCCACTGTTAAAAAAGTTAAAAAGGTAGAAGAAACTGCTGATGCCTAATCCCTTGTTCAAACCTCCGCGCCATCTTGTAAAAGAATGGCCGGAGGTTTTTGAAGATCTCTACATGAATACCATGCCGGTAGCCTATCTGGATTCAGTACGACTGGATTTTATAGATGGCAGAGTATGGGAAATCGATGTAAAAAATGAATTGACTAAACAAACTTCCGAAAGCATCGCTGACGTATTGCTTAACACACTCCAAGAATACAAGGATGAAATCAAAAAGATCGATTTTAAAGTTGATGTGACCCGCTTGAAAACTGATATTGCCAGCGAAACTAATAAATTGTTCTAGATGATTAAAAGCATTGTTAGATTTACTTATGTATAGAGTCGATGATTCATCTGTAGAAAAAGAAGTAATAGAGATTTTAACATCTCGACCAATGTCGTTGATGCCCATGAATAAGTTAACACCTATTATCAAAGCAATCAATGATTATAAGTTAACACAAATATTAGAAATTGGAACATTTGCAGGCGGCACTACATATATACTAGCAAAAGAATTCCCAAGCAATTCAATAACAACCGTTGACCCTAGCAACTTTGAAGAATACTTCGCAATGAAAGGTCTCTCAGATCATTTAATGCACCTACGATCGAAGTATCCCGAACTTATGTTAGAGCCCGCATCTTTTAGACATATTCAAAAATTGTATAAAAAAGAGTGCGATAATATTACGTTAATTACAGATGTAGTGCATAATGTTGATATTTCTCAAATGAGTTGTATAATACTCGATGGTAGCCATAAGGACGAAGTTTTAAAAACTGACTTAGAATATTGTTATGCGAACATGAAGCCCGGTATTATATTTGTCGACGATTGTATGTATGAACATATTAACAAGTGTGCCAACAGATTTGCCAAAGAACATCATTTAGAATTAGTCTATTTTAATATCGAACACAACGGACTCTGGAAACTTGATCTATGTGCAATAATAACAAATCCATTAATTAAATTATAGCAGAACAATTTCTCTATTCTGGTTAGTTGATAATAACATGCTCTTTGTAAAGCTGTTCGGCGAAAGATTTATGAGCATCCTCATTTAAATGTCCATGTGGTAATGTAGTTTTTTCCGTTTTAAAATCGTATAAACAACAATCTGTAGTTGCAAATAGTTGAGAATTATGTAATTGATTTATTATTTTGTTAAAAAATAAAGCATTCTCAAGTGACGCTACCCGATATGTGCCGTAAGCGTGTGTGCTGGGCCAAAGACATAATTCTTCACGAATTTGTTCCATAGGGATCACAAACAATCTGCCATTTATTTTCTGTTTTATTGATTCGAATACTTTTAAATCTCTATAATAATTCCACAAGAGTCTATCGTCTGTGAAATATTTTGTTATATGTTCTGATAGTTCGACTTTGTACGATTCGATATTTGAAAGTAAAAACGGCACAGGTTCTGGATAGGTACTAGAGAAAAACATAGATCGCTGGGTTCCGGTTGTTCCGACCAAAATTAAATCGTCATCGGTAATTTCTCCCGAATTTAATTTTTGTTCTATCTGCCAACACATGAGTTCATTACTATTACCAGGCTTTGCATAATTTATAAAGTTCACACCCAAGTAAGAAGCTAGATGTGCCGGCCAAGAATGGTTGGGTTCTTGTTTTCGAATTTCTAGCTGTAGCTTCATCTGATCTGGATCTTTTTTAAGTTTTTCCCACCACTGATACGCATCTAATTTATTTTTTAAATCTACAAAATAGGGATTTAATTGATAATCTAGTATTTCGGTCCCGGCTGTAAAACTGCAACCGAATGCTACGATTCTTTTTACATTAAATGTATTTTCTTTGATAGTAAGTTTTACCATGTGTTTACCTTGAATTGTTTTGCGTATTCTATAAAATGAGGTTTGATTTTGAATAAATTTTGATTACGTATCATATCATAGTTTTTTTGCATTTTAAAAAATTCGACCACCCTTTTAGAGTCCACATTTTTAGATTTATCTATTGCTTCCTTAATCATATTTAATAATTCATCTGCTCGATGCAACGATGTATTTCTATACTTTTGTAATTTGCTGTGTGACTCTTCCAAAACATGCAAGGGTGTTATGTCAAGCTCATTGAATTGAACTACCGGAATAAAATAAAAGCTGAGTTTATTATCTGATAGTTCATGCATGCTATCAATAAGTTGGTCTAAGTTATCAACATTTAAATTTTGCACAGTGGTGGCTATTCCAGGTAGTATATTCTTATTCTGTTTAGAATAATCAATTACAAGGTTTATATTTTTATGTAATTTAGCCCAATTTCCAGGCCACCTTATATACTCATAAGTATCACCATGGCCGTCTATACTGATGCTTAAATCTATATTTCTAAATTTTTCCCATACTTCTAATTTACGTTCAGCATCAATTTGTAGGTTTGTATTGTAATGCAAGATTAAATTTTTTGATCTACCGTTCGCAATGAGCAGTTCAACAATCTCATCGTGAAATTCAGATACCAGTGGTTCTCCTCCCAACATGTATATTTCTGTTAAGTTAACAGATTTGTTGATTGTGTCAAGTATTTTGTCTTTGGTAGATCTATCAAATTCGATGATTTCCTTGTGACCCTGTGATTTATTAATGATATTCCATTGTTTGGCAACTAAAGAACTGCTATAAGGACTGCACATTCGACAGGCGAGATTACATTTATTTCCTAGTGTAATATCAAGATACTGTATATTTTCAAAACCTATGTGACTTTTAAATTCAATCGTCTTGTTATTTTTTATTCCATAAGATTGATTTTCATTTGCTACGTGTCTAAAACTAGGATTCCCGATAGCCTCCATGTTCCAGCATCGATCACAGTTACTAGGCTTTTGTCCATTTAAAAAATCCTGTCTTAGTTCTACAATTTTTTTATTATTAATGAATTCTTCAGGAGTTAAATCCTTGGCATATAATTTGAATCCATTGGTTCCACTGCTACAACAAGCTCTAAATTGCCCGACTGCATCTATGCTTATGCTATTAAAAGGTAAGACACATAAATTATTCATTGTTTTCCTTGATAATGTATGAATCTTTTTTGTTTCCAAGTTCTCCAAAATCGAGACCATTAAATTCTACACCACAGCATTGTCCGCATTTCGCTGGACGCATTGAAGTATTACCATTTTCGTTATCCCACGTGTCGGGAATCCATTTCTGGAAAATATCTAATTGCAGTATGTCGTAGATATCGTTGATATGCATATTAAGTCTATGTAGTCCACCTTGAGCATTAATCATACTGATATAATTTTCGTCTCGGTCTTTAACTTTGGTATCTATCATAGGCTCGGAACCTAAAAAACAACAAGGAGCAACATGTCCTCCTGCACTTACAAATATTTCATTGTGCGGTTGATGCATTCTAGCATCTTTGACTGCGCGGCACGCTATGTTAAGTGAATCTAGATCAATAGTTTCCCATTTTCCATTTACAAATCTCATGTCCCCATTCTTGATACCTACCATATTTTTAAAATCATTCAGCGTGATACTTTGATATTTGCTCTGCTTGAAGTATTGCGAATCTTCAAAGTTGTGTTTGAATTTATCTTCATTGGGTTGTTTAAGATCATACAAGTGTATGCCTTTGGAATAAACAGGATATGACCCAACACCGTCTTTGTATTTTGCCCAACGGGTAGTTCTTTTAACGTTAAAGTTCTTAAAGCCCATAGAACGTGCTAGTTCTCTAGCTTCCTCAACTTGATGTTCATTGTGCTCAAATACAATAAAATCCCAATGAGCAACACCGCCAGCATCAATAAATGCTTTGGCGTTTTCCATGATTTTTTTCCAGTTGGTATTTCGACGATAAAGATGATTTGTGTCTTCAAGTCCATCTAGACTAAACGTACAGTAGTTACCTAGATTTTGATCTTCACGCATCACAGCCCCTAACCGACTCCACCATGCTGGATTTCTAAGGCTACCGTTAGTGTTACAGGCAAGCCCCATGCCTGGATTGATTTCTCTGCAGTATTCATATATGTCTACAAATTCTCTACAGGCGCAAGGATCACCAAAGTTACCACAAGCAAGTATCTTTTGCAATTGCGATAAAAATTTTACAGACCATGCTTTTTTAAAACTTTCTAAAGTCCATTCTTTATTTTCTAATGTGCTTATCTCAAAACCTTTTGAATCATATCTTGGACACATAGAACATCCACTGTTACATTTGTCTGTTGGTTCCCAATGAACCTGTGTTACTGCATCATTCCACATATTATATCCTATAAGTATTTTTTAATTTCGTTGAAATATTCAGGAAAGATCTCTTTGAAAGATTCTTTTCTTATTGTATCTCGCTTTTCGAGTTCTGCCCAAAAATTAATCCAGTCTGATTCAAAAAATTCTGTGTTAGATAGGTATTGTATAACCATATTTCTATCATTGTTCCACTGTTGTGGCAGATATTTAGATTCAGATGCATTGAGTCTATTAATTATTGATTGTTTTAATTCACAAGGCAACACTTTGATACTATGATGATCGTGCACCATATTAACATATATACCGATGCCCTTGCTGGCATAATGCTCAAATGTTTCAAAAAAATCATATACATTAAATGCTGAAACAGAAATACAAGCAGATAGCAACCATTCAGTTTTGCTATTATTTTTTGCAGAAATAAACTTATCAATATTTTCTTCTACTTCTTCCCAAACAGCTGGATGACGGCAATATTCAAATTTCTTACCGACACCATCACTGCTGATTTGTATATCCACAAGTCTAAACTCTTCTAGCAATGACATATATTTCTCTGGGTAGATAGTGCCATTAGTGTTATAATGAATGTGTTGTTTTTTACTCCACCCTTCCTCAACGCATTTGTTTACAATACTCCAGTGTTTTTCGATATAAAAAGGTTCGCCTCCGGCAAAATCAAATTTAGTTACATTGGGCAATAATGCAGTAATATCATCCCACAGAAATTTATTTTCGTAATCAAAACTATCTTTAACAGTTTGCCACCTCGGTTGTTTTAAATATGCTTGTTTATTATTTGGAAAATGTATACTAGCTTCTTCAATCATCCAAGGAGTAGAGTGTGTTGGGCTACATATCCTACATTTTATATTGCATAGATTTCCCATACTTAGGTCTACAACTACTGGTAACATGTCACTATCAGTAATAATACTTGCATACGTTTTATTGTCTCTAATTCGTTTGCTTTCCTTGCCGGCTTCCTCTTCTTGCCAGCAAAATGTGCATTCCGGTATTTTAACCCCGTTATTAAGATTGCTAATCATTTGTTGACGATCTTTACTATTCCAAAACTCCAAAATACTAGCATTATTAATGGTAGTCTTCCCTGAGTCAGTAACCAATTCTCGAGTACTCATGCAGCATGTTTTAACTATGCCTTTAGGATGAATACTTAGATTCATGTATGGATTCACACAGTAAGTGGATTTATTTGTCATAATTTTCGTAAATTTGTTTGCACAGATTATAAAATTCTGTGTATTCTGGAAATGTCTTTAGTAAATCTGTACCTAGACGTTTGTCATTTTCTTTAAAAAAACTATAAAAGTCTCTTCTGCCAGCATGAATCTTTTCTTTGCTTACCGGATTCTCTTTCATATAGTCTGTAACACGAAGCATTTTTTCATATTCGACGTCGGTGAACCATTTTTTATTGTCTACAATAAATTGTAATTGACGTTCTTGATGTGCTATAAAATCATCTGTGAGAATGTTAATCATCCAATGTGGTGGTTCTTTCAAGTACGGTGTATCAAAAGACACTGACTCAAATCCAAACTTCTCGCGCCATTCGATTACCTTTTCTAATAGTTGTTGAAAGTTAGTAACGCACAAGACATTATAGGTACACATCAAATTTACAGTAGCACCTGCCTTGATTACTTCTATCATATTGCGTTCCCAGTGATCACATTTAAGTCCTGTACGCATATATTCTGCTTGCTCGCCCCAACTATCAATGCTTGTAAAGAAACTAAATTTACGGATCTTCTTTTGACGAACAAGACTAGTTACTCTTTGAATAAGTCTGTCAACACGATCAAAGGTTACACCTAGATTACTGTTTAATGTAATTTCTAAATGAGGACTTGGTTCTGTTTCTAGCAAATCAAAAAACTGCATAGCCCCTGGATTCATTAGAGGTTCGCCGCCAGTAATACGCAGAGTATGTAAGTCATTTTTTAAACTTGGCCACCATTTCCAGAATGCTTCAATGTAGGGATTTTCGTCTTTAGGACCGTAGTATGTTCCGTTGGTCATAAACTCAATGCCATACTGATTATAGGTTAGATCGTAATTGCCATGCTTCTTGATTTCTTCTGTCCACATGGTGCTTGCTTGTGGGCAGCAATAACCGCAACGATAATTACATCCGTTACCAAAACTCACTTCTAAGTAACGAGGATTAACCGGAGCATCCCAAGGTAATTCTGCTAGTTTTTCAATCAGTGGTTCGCTGAAATCACTGGAACTATGTATCATTCTGTCACTGATATGCTCGCCTGGTAGATCTTCAATATTCCAACAATATTGGCATTCGTTAGGGCGACCGCCTTCTAACATGGTTTTACGCTGTTCTTTTTTCCATTTTGTATTGTGTAATGCACTAGGATCTGCTGCAATTTCATCTAAACCAATATGATGTGGGCGCGGATGATAGCAACTGTGATTATCACCGGTGTGTAGATACAGAGTTTGGTGCAACCACTTCATTGCACAGAATCCCGTACCGACTTTGTTTAATCTATCTCTTACGTTTTTAATATATTGTAATTTATGACTCATTATGTAACCTGTTTTTTAAATTAATTTGACCTGCTAGTCTATGATGAAAAACATCATCTACTATTTTAAATAGTTCGTCGTGCAATTTTTGGTTAGCCATATGATTAGGTCTCATATCTTTAGAGGCAAACTCAAGCAGTTTTTCTTCTGTGTTTAAATATTTTTTTGGTATTTCTATTCTAGAGAAATATATCAGAGCTGGCCTAACTTCGTTTTCAAATGTGTGCGAATAAACTAAGCTATCCTCGGATACAAATTTAGTAGATACCCAATTGCTCGAATCACCGTATCCGGAAGGGAAAGCCCAGAAAAACAACATGCGGATCTTTCGTTCTTTAACAACCGCTTCGATCTTATCCAAATACATATCAGACTGCATTTCAAGAAGACGTTGATTATAAAAGTGTTTATGATACAACTGGTGAATTTCTTGTGTCTTCTTAGAATCTTTCTGATAATATCTTTGATTCTCAGACCAACAAAAAACAACTAAATCGTCAGGTGTTATACGGTCTAAGTCTTCCATGAATCTTAAAAATATATAATGATTGCTTGCACCTGCAATTGATCGATTTATTAGTTGATGTTTTCCATGTAATTGATCAATCCACGAAGTGCATCTCACTTCACTAGACATGCTAAAACTATCACCGTATATGAAAATCGTCATTGCTTGTGTATTGCTTTCTTGCATTTTACCTCGCATTCTTTCCAGAAATTTTCTAACTCTGGAAAAGTATTTAAAAAATTTGTATCTCTACGTGCATCATGCTGGCTAAAGAACAAATAAAAATTTTCCATCGCCAGCTCACGATTAAAACCTGTATCCGATTTAATCCAATCAATTAAACGCTGAACCTTACTAATTTCAAAATCACTAAATCCTTTAAATTCGTTCCAGCGTGTTTCAGGATTGTATTTCATAAATTCTATAGTGCGTTCTAATTCACTAACCATTTCTGGTAATAATTTAGGATTTAAAAAATCAGGATCTAATAACTGTGGAACATCAAACCAAACTAATTGACGTCCTTTGTTATATTGTTTTCTAAGTTTTAAAATATTTTCTATGTAAGAATAAAATCCTGTATAACTTAATGCGGTAAAAGTTATAATAAATGTTAAACTGTGTTTATCACTATTTTGCAAATAATCACATACATTATTATACAGTAGATTAAAATCCATACCGTTGCGAATATATTCTGCTTGATTACCCCAAGAGTCTAAACTACAATACAACATAAAATGATCAATTGCATCTACATCTGTAATCTCTTTAAGACTAGTCATAAATTTAGCCCACTGATCACCCGGCGGACAACAGTTACTAGTAATACTTAGATGCAGATCTTCTTTAGGATGTTCTTTAACATAGTCAAACATACGGAACGTGTTCTTATCCATCAATGGCTCACCGCCAGTCATACGGAATGTATGTAGTGTTGGATATATCTGTGGCAACCATTCCCAGAACGCTAGCAAGTAAGGATTGTTTGGCCCGTTATCTATGTTAAGACTCTTCATCCAATTAATATCATTGTGCCAACGATCTTTTAAAATAAACGCACCGTTATGTTGAATATCGTTGTGCCATGCTGTACTTAGATGAGGGCTGCAATAACTACATTTAAAATTACAGGCTTGATTAAAATTTACTTCAACGTAGCGTGGATTAGGATTTTCTACTAACTGTGCTTCTTCTATTAAACCGTGTTCGTAAACATCTTTACTTCGATATGCACGATCACTTAACTGCGTACCACTATCTTCTATCTGCCAACAAAATTCACATTCTTTAGGACGTTCTCCAGCTAACATTAATTTGCGTTGTTCTTTTTTATATTTTGTATTATGTAATGCACTAACATCAATTCGAACTTCTTCTAAAGGAACTTGATGTGTCCTAGGATGATAACAACTATGTGTTTTTCCCGTAGGAATGTGTAGACTAACATTATACCATTTAGCAAGACAAAAGCTCGGACTAACTTTGTTTAGTTCTTTATACACGTAGTCAGCATCAGCAAGATATCGAGATTCATATCTACCGTTAATCTCTTTAAGTTCGTTGCCTTTTATATTACGATTGTATTCCACTGAACTGTTCCTTTAACCAATCAAAGTCATTAATTTTCTTAAGGGCCTCTGGATTGTTTTTGTTAGTTTCGCCGTATTCTCTACCTGCCTGAGCACCTTTAATTGCATATTTGCCAAATAGTTTATCAACACCAACTGAGCACCATACATCTAAACGATGTGTAGTTTCTTCCTCGTATTGTCTTTCGATTACACGACTAGCTAGTTTACAACATTCTCTAAATGCTGATCTCCATGTAGCAAATTCATCTGTGTTAAATGAATTCGTGTTAGACACAGTATTCATAGCTTTAAATTTTTTCGATATGCTAGTGGTCATATCGGGCGAATTAACATCAACAGATATTGTTAATTGTCTTGGTAATAACTTAACACCTCCGTTGCCGTATTCTAGATTGTTAATAGGATTGCGGCTTTTCCAAACATGAACACAGTCTATGTCGTAACTACTCATAACTAAATTAAAATTAAAATCATTTTCGACAATAGCATCACCGTCAACGATCCATATCATGTCAGTATTGCACATTTTAGCTGCTTGTATATGCGCCTGGTGAATTCCTTTAACTCCGTGAATACGTTTTGCTCTTGGACACATTTCTAATAACTTGTTACAGTTTTCATCGGCATTGGGTTCGTTATAAGAAATAAAAACAACATCATATAAAGAATGTTTAGATACTAATCTATCATGTTCTTTTTTCTCAATTAAAAATCTGTGTTTAAATTCTCTTTGACCAATTATTTTATCTTTAGACAATAACACTACACCGTTAACAAAAATTTCTTTTTCATTGAATAAGTGTTTAAATGTATGATTTTCTTTTCGATCGTGTTCGTATTTTCCGTCATTGGGATCAAAATATAAATCAAATATCGATTCGTCGATAATATCTATTTCGGGCCAGATTCCCCAAAATAGTGGTTGGGTTTCTTTTTTAACAATGTCGGTATACTCGTCATATGACGATAACACATATCTATTATATCTGTAACGGCTTACAACTTCTGCATGTTCTTTTTTATCTATTAAATATCTTCTATTAAATTCTTTCTGTGAAATAACTTGTGTTGTTGAAAACAATACTAATCCACAAAGATAAGTTTCTTTATCGTTACACAAATTTTTAAACATATGATTTGTTTTTCTATCTTGATCGTATTTTCCGTCATTGGGATCAAAATATAAATCAAAAACAGAATTATCTGTAACAGCTATTTCGGGCCAGATACCCCAGAATAAAGGTTGAGTTTCTGTTTCTATAATTTGTTTATATTCTTCGTAACTGGAAATATTGTATCGATTATATCTATACCTACTAACTATGCGGGTATGTTCTTTTTTGTCAATTAAATATTTTCTATCAAATTCTTTCTTAGAAATAATTTTAGATTTAGAAAATAAAACAACTCCGCTTAGATATGATTCTTTATCATTGCATAAATTTTTAAATACATGATTTTCTTGCCTATCATAATCTAATGCACCATTGTTAGGATCAAGATAAAAATCAAATATTGTATCGTCAATAATTTCTATACTAGGCCACTGACACCAAAACATTTGTTGTTTTTCATTGTCAATAATCTCTAAATAATCAGCATAAGAATTAATTTTATAAACTGGGTATTGATATTTGCTGACAACTTTGTTGTGCTCTTTTTTATCTACAGCATACTGTTTATCAAACTCTCGATTTGATAAAGGTTTATATTTGCTGCAAAGGATTACTCCGCTGAGATAAGATTCAACACTATTGCAGAGATTTTTAAATACATGATTTTCTCTGCGGTCATAACTATTATGATGACTAAAATATATGTCAAAAATTGATTTGTCAGTTACAGTAACTTCTGGCCATACTAGCCAAAACATGTCGTCGGTTATGTGTTGGTATTCGTTGAATGTATTAGGACTGTATGTTTTATATTGTTTTGGAATACTAGCAACAATATCAATTTCTTTTTTAGCTGTAAAAAATCTATGATGAAATTCACGCTGAGAAATCGTCAACGATTTAGGAAACAAACAAATACCATCATAGTGTTCTCCGTTTTTAAAAACGTGAACATACATGTCATCCCACTTAGTGGCTTTATAATCTAATAAATTAAATTCTGTAAGATTTATATCGTCCCAGATTACCCAGAACATTTTTGTAAAAGATTTAGATCGAATTTCTTCGTAAGACTTTATGTTTGTTAATTTTTGAGCAAGGGGATACCTAGACTTTATTGCATTCCAATCTTTAGTATTTCCTTCGCCTTTTGAAACATAAAAAATATCATACATTGGCTGGCACCGGCATCTTAAAATAAGTGTCGTTGAGATTCATGGTTTCATTATACAAATCTAAAGTAAATTTACTTTGCTGCGCATCAAGAAACGGCCAATCTAATCCCAAACTCATTTTTATTTTTTCGCCTAAATTTTTAATCTCATCTACTAGACCATCACCGTTTACATCTTCATACGGTTTACCGTATTGATTCCATATATCTCTGAGTATTTCAAAATCTCGAACATCGACATAATTCCACTGTGTGCAATTAGCCATCCATGTTCCTAATCTAGCACCATATACTGCATAAATTCCGTTTTCTTCGTGAGCACCCACAGTTGACCACATGCGCAGTCTATGGATATTGTGCCACCATATGCGTTCTTTAATTTCCATAGGAGGAACTTTGACCCCGTCTAGCAAAGTCATCTTAACACCTTCACGGAATCCTGCTCTCCATGCTTGGAATGGTGATCCTGTGATAACGCTTTCACTGAACGTCAATGGAAAATTTCTATACCCATCTTCCCAACAAAAGTCTACTTGGCCGCGATCACTGTTGGAGTTTTCATGCGTTTTCATGTTAAGAACAAAATCTTTACGCCAGATTTTCAATCCACCGTTGCCATATCGAAGACCATTAATTGCATTGCGGCCGCACCAACCATAGACCTGTATCTTGGGATCACTCATGTCAAGGTCGATATTAAAAAATCTAGGATCTACAATATTATCAGCATCAACAGTGATAAACCAATCTGTTTCACTGGCTTCTGCTGCGGCTTTATGGGCGTGGTCTGATCCTTTGACTCCGTGAATACGTTTAGCCCAAGGTACTTTATTACACAAGTCAGCATAATGCAGATCTGCGTTAGGTTCGTCGTAACTTAAAAAAACTACATCAAATTCAATTACTTTCATTTATATTCAATCACATAATTTTTAAATAGGCGTCTTGTATACACACTAAACTTATCATAGTCAATATTTTTAATTGTTACATTATGCCCTATTAGTTCATTTAGTTTAACAGAAAACATCTGAAAAATCAAGTTGGGATCGTTGTAATCTGTGATTAAAAAATCCAGATCGGTGCTACCATCCCAAATAAATTTTCTTGTTCCGTCGTTGCCTTTGTATTTTTTGGTTCCGCCGTATTCTGTAGACAGTTGAATTTTCAAATATTTGTTTTTTGAATTATATGTTATATGTATATCCGATTCAATTTGATCTGAATATTTGATATCAGGAATTCTATGCAACACATCATCTAATTTGTTTAGTGTCTTTTTTTCAGCTATGTCTAACTGTCCTGACTCTACATTTATTTGACAGTTGTGTATCTGTATTTCAGCTGTGATTATGGATTCAGCAATTTCTTGTGATATCTGCACTATATGTTTTTGATCTGCAAAAGCATGATCTGGCCCCACGCTGATAACTTGACCCGTATTTGGATCAAACACCGCTACATACTGTGTAATTGGTGGCTTGTATTCTCTCAGCCATTTATCAAAATCTTCTATAGTTTCCATGCTTTAGTCTCCAAGATATGTATACACTCATTTGTGATTAAATTTTTCTCTACGTAATGCACAATATCATTCTGTTGAAAATTTCCTATCTTTAGTCTAGCGTCTGCATTAAGATAAAATCCCACATGATCGCTCCAAGTATCAGCCGGCCATGGCCATTTTTGCAGCATTGGTTTCATATGCACTACTCGAGGAAATGGTAAATCGTAGGCAATGTCGTCAGTGATGTCTAGTATGTTAGCAGCCAATGCGAATGCTTCATCTGTGCCAATTACCTTAGGCCTGTGTTCACTTAAAAACTGATTGGCGAATTCGCGGGGATTTTTTATAATCTGTCGACCTAATTCAAAAAATTCTTGGCATAGCACAGATCCTTTAGAGAAAAAAGTCCACATGGAGTATAAATCCGGCAGACAATTTCTGTCAAAGGTTTTTCTATATGTGCGATCTGTGATTGTTTCGCCTCTATAGGTATAGACCTGATTGGCCACATACAATTCGCTGTTGGCAATAAAATAATCAATCCAATGACTGTAATCTCGTAGGAATAACATATCAGCATCAAGGCATACTGTGTGATCAAACGGAGACAGTTGGTCCATCCATGATCTGCCATCCCAATATTTCTCTTGGTCCCATTCGATCACTGTGTCAAACACCCACGGACTTGATAATTTTGCAAGTGATTCTTTGTTGTCAATTACCAGTGCCACCCTGTCATACCCTGGTTTTTGAGTGGTTTTTATACTCAAAGCTAGAGCATAGGCGCACTTGAGATAATCAATGTCATCATAGTGTGCTACAAACAACAGATATCCAAAGTTCATATCAACTCCATTAACTGTTGTCGATGTCTCAATATACTTTGTTTATTCATCACATGTATATCAACTCCAGTCACAGATGCTGCACAATATGTGGCATCTAATCGATGATCAATCAAGAATGTTAATTTGTCTTTGTCGACAGCAGTGAGTATGTCTTTGTCCATGACTGATAACACGGGTGGGAGTGTTGGTGTGTGCATGTTCTCAAATCCATCTAGCATGTGTTTGGCAACACTAAACGCTATGTCATTTCGATATTGTCTGTGATCGAATCGGAAGACATCAGCATAGTGCTTGTAATTTTCTTTGACTAAATTCACAGTATCAAAAAACAGTTTAGATTGTGGATTTTTCGTGAACATCACTGTGGTTGCCCAATACATTTTACAGCTGGTTTCACAGACATATCTATCAAGGTAGCCTAATCTTTCTTCACTGTAGATATCGTTGATCGAATCACCTATCATTACGTCAGCTTCCACATTCCAATATTTGTTTAGATTATCACTGAATATCAAAAAATCGCTGTCTATCAGTAGCGTTCTATCGTAGGGTGTGAGGTCCCATACAGAGTGTCTATTGGTATTACAAAATGGTATTTTTTTATTGATTACACCGTCGTGTAATCCACGTTGATTATCTGTGACAGGTTTATCTACAATTATCACATGCTCGAATACTGTTTCAACCTGCTGCCATGTATGTGATTCAATCAACCATTCCTTGGTGCTGAGATCTGTGACCAATGAAACTGGAACATTAAGATGTTTTTTTGCAAGACCGCCGCTGATCACTGCTAATAATCCATAATCTACTTCACGATTATTGTGTGCGAAAATTAAAATGCCATTGGTCATTGTGTGATAAGTTTTTCTACAGATCTAGATTTCTTGATTTTATCAAATTCTTGAAAGTATTCATTAGTGACTTCGAAATATCTGCTGAAGATTTCATCACGAAAAGCTTCTAGATTTTCTATCAATATGGGATTTTCATTGACGTCTAACAGCACCGTTCCAGAAACTCTGCCTTTGCTACACAGCATTTCAACAAATGTCAACAGATTTCTATCAATGGCAAACAGCCCGCCGGAGAAACCGTACATCAGTTTGGCAGCTGTGCGTTCTTTGAGAATTTTTTTGTGGATTGAAAAAGTCTGCTGATAATTGGCAAAATCCAATACAGCTTTTAACTGTGCGTTCATGAGTTCTCCTTGATAAACTGCGTAGTTTATTTATAGAGAACTATGTGGTGTGAAATAAATTACGAGCCAGTGACAGCCCCAATAGAAACTGTGGGTTGAGTTACGGTGAATACTGCGCTGCTAGGAGCCATGATACCCGTGGCAAATAATGTCGAAACACTCACTGTGAGAGTACCATCTATGTCATCACCCGGGGGTGGGTTTAAAAACGGAGGACCTATTGCACCCGAGTCGGTGTATCCGTCTGTGAACAACACTCGTATTTCACCGCTAGCCGATGTGCCTCCGCTGTTCGAAGGTACATCAACACATCTAGCTTGTAATCGATAGTTGTTAGATCCGTAAGGGCTACTGGCTGTGGCTGTATAAAATGTTTGAAAAGTATTAGTGGTTTTATACCAATTGGTGCCATCGTTAGGAGAAGTTCCTGCACTAGGCACAGCACCGCCAAAGTTCTGTGTACCTGCAGCACTGAGAAGACTAGTCCAACTAGTGTTTTGCTGGGTGCCAAGCACCCCACCGGTTCGACTCGCACTGATCCTAATTTTACCGCCACTATTGAACCAGTATCTAGCATCATTGGCATTGGTCCAATAAAACTGTATGACGCATTCACACTGGCTGATCCATGCTCCGGTTCTGCTTGATGTGGTCGCTGCTGTGGTAGCTGATTCACTAGTGGCTATCGTAAATCTATTAGTTGTGATATTATCGGCCCAATCATCATATTGCTTTTGCGGTACGTCGAGAGTTCCGGTATCAGGAGTAAATGAACTGGTATATCTAATAGTATCACCGTCTGCGACCACAGCCGTAGTCGGATTAGATCCGTTGATGTGCTTGTAGGCATTGATGATGTCAAATCGTAGATTTGCCCATTCGTTAATGGTGACTCGTTGTCCTTCAAGAACTTCTGTAGAGACTATTCTGACCTGTTGACCATATCCAGAGTTTCCACTGCCGTTGCCTAACACAGCAACGATTTTGTTTCTTATCGAATTGTAGTCTGCTTGGACTATTGTACTGTTAACAGCTGGCATGAGAATATTTAAGAGATTATGATGCTACAATGCTTGAAAGTGAATATGTCGGTCCTGTAACTGTAAAATTGCCTGATGGCTGTAGCAGTCCAGAAGCTTTGACTTCTGCCACATTTACTGTCAACGTGCCCGATACAGAATCTCCTGGAGGTGGACTAGGTTCTGGTCCAGGATCAGTATACGTGTCTGTCAGTGTAATACGTATCTGAACTTGCGTAGCTGTTCCTGTGGAGTTATTTGCTACATCGGTCTTGGCTTCAAGTCTATAATTATTTGCAGAATAAGGGCTGCTGAGAGAATCTTGATAGAATGTCTGATAAGAATTTGTCAGAGTGTAGTAATTAACTGTAGGATCCGTGCCGGCACCAAAGCTTCGTGTTCCAACACTGTTCAAAAAGTTTACCCAAGCTGTAACCTGCGCGGTTGATACACCAGCTGTCAACGCCGATGTAATTCTGATTTTTCCACCACTATTGAAAAAATATCTGGCTGTGGTAGCATCAGCAAAGTTACAGGTCAATACTGTCTGGGCTTGTGTTGTCCACGGAGAACTGAATGTCTGTGTGGCTTTAGCTGAGACTACGGATTGATTGTCGGCAAGATTGAATCTATTTGTAATAGCCTGTTCTAACAATATATCGTAATTGGTATTTGGAGAACTTGGTCCAAATCCAATTGCATCGCCGACATTAACTTGCACCACATTGGGCATCACACCGTCTTGATGTAATCTTATATTGATGATATCAAATCTCAATAGATCCCACTGTGCTTTGGTGATCGAGTTGCCGATGAAGACATCCGAAGATTGCACTGCTTGCCCATATCCCCTAGTAGCAGATCCTATGCCTAACAAAGATTCGGCCTTGTCCTGTATGGCCACATACTGCGAAGCAAATATTTGTGTTCCGCTAGTCATTACAGCACCAATACTTCAATGATATTGCCAGTTCGTGTTCCGGTTGATTCTAGAGCAACTGCAAACACATTGGCATAATTACCGTGGGCTGCCATAGCTGTGCCGCTTGGGCCAGCTATCAGTCTATCTCCTTTTGTTACTGAACCGTATGCCTTACATGGAACCCTTCCTTTGAGAGCAACATATATCCCACCTTCGAGATCTTTGTTCATCATAAAAGCAGGATCTGCACTAACGACTCCTATAGCACGAGTATTAACATCACCGGCTGTAACTTCTTTTTCTCCACCTATTATCATCACTGTTCCTGCTTCGTATTCTTTATCAGCAAGATATTTTTCAGCTAAATCTGCATAACGAGCAGCTGTGGCTGTGCCATTAAAAATATTTGCGGTGATGTTACCGCTGACATCTCTAGCTGCTATACTGTAAGCTGTGGCTGTGATTCTTGCAGTTCTATATTGAGTGCTGGCTGTGCCATCCGCCCACGTAGGATCAATTCTTGCGTTGGTTCTATCGATGAACGTTCTATCAGCGTTGTCTGCTATACCTACAAATTGATTGGCTAATATATCGCCGTTGGAGTTTCGCACAGCTATTGTCGAAATTGCTAATCCAGGTATAACAGCACTCGGATCTAAATTGTTTAGTTTACTGGCATTTACCGCTGTTGACGCAGACCCAGTAACTGACCCAGTAAGAGTACCAATAATATTAGCACCGGCAAATCCTATTTCTTTCGTCGTAGCGTTTATCAGAACTGTACTGTCATTGGCTAACACATTACCTGTATGAACTCCTGTGGTGTTTCCGGTCACTGCTCCGGTTAATGCACCGGTGAATGCTGTAGAAAAAACATTGCTCCACCGCTTTGTAGTTGATCCTAATGTGTATGCATTAGAGATACCAGGTTCTACGCCTGTGCGTTTTATAATCGCAATATCTCTCTCATCGATAACATCGTCTACTGTGATCCTAAATGTTATATCATTGCCTAAACGATTTTCTACAATTACATCAGTACCGTTTTCAACCCTGACTCTGAGATCGTTGCCATCGCCCAATTGAAATCCAGGATCACCAAAATTCACTTCAGAAATAAATGCACTTTCACCTGTTTTAATATATTGATCAGCGGTGAACCCGCCTAGCTTGGTAGCATTGCTTGCGGTGCCCCAAAAGGTAAAATCATCCGTAGAAACACCAGTCTGTGATTTTACTAATGTTACACCTTTCTTAATCACTGTGAAATCGTCAATGGGGTTTTTACTAGTGTCGAGAGTAAAAGCAGTCTTGCTGATCACAGCTATGGTTTTGTTGTCTGCTATGACTTTAAGTATAGTATGAGGACCTTCTGCAGTAGCCAATGTTCCATATACCACTGCCGGACTAATAATTGATGTGCCTAGATCGGGACTAGCTATAGGACCAATGAGTGTGAAATCATTCCCGGTGTATGTATACAACTGTTTAGCCGCTGTGTCCCACCAAAAATCACCGATAGATAATCCACTAGGTGCTGATGCGCTGGCTTCAGCACCACCGGCTGTTTTAAACTTAGCGCCATCATAAAATTTTAGTTTTTTAATTGCTGTATCAAACCAAATTTGTCCGGTTATGGCTTTTGGTGGTGCTGTTGTATTGGCAAAATTTTCCAATAGGTGCACAAAATTTTCATTCTGCACTTCGCCGTAACCTGCGTAATTTTTACCTACTAGCCTTAGGTCGGTATTGGTGTCGATGGTGCCGTCGGCTACAGACGTTAAAAATACACCGTTAAATTTGTTGACTTCATATGCCATGTTAGTAAGAACCTCTGCTATGTTTTATATTTATCTATTCAAATACTATTAGTTTCTTCCAACTAAAACTTCAATAATTCCTTCAGTTCCGTCAAAATTTTCTAAAGATTTACCTATTATATTACCGAACTTCGGTTGATTAGTTGCTTTAGCAAACCCGTTACCGGCGCTGACTAACATATCACCTTTATTAATTTTTCCTGTAACTTTACACGGAACTCGCCCTTGCAATGCTACAGCAACTACATTGTTGCCTGCACACAAGGAATTCATTAAATACGCAGGATTAGTAGAAACAACACCAGCAATTTTATTAGTTTCTGGGTGAGCTAAAGTAACTTCATATTCTCCGCCAATTTCCAAAACTGTGCCAGGTTCATATTCTCTGTCAGCTACATAATTTTCTGCTAGATCCGCATACTGAGCAGTTGTTGCTGTTCCTCTAAATAACCCGGTGGTAAAAATATCATTACTACCTGTATCTAAAACTTTGTTTAAAACCCACTTGTTACCAATGCTTGAATACATAACCGAAGCGCCAGACCCATTAATAAATATACCAGCACCGTTAGCTTCAGCTGCTGTAGCTGCTCCGCTGGCCAATGTTATTAATTTGTCTTCGATTGTAAGTTCTGTAGAATTGACTGCTGTTACATTTCCTTGAACTGTTAAATTTCCAGTTACAATTAAATTGCCGTTAGCTGTTATATCATTACCAGGGTCTGCCGACGTTATGCTATTAACTTCAACATTAGTGCCCTTGAAATATGTTGCATACACATTCTTAAATTTATGACCTGGAATACCTAAATTTGATGTATTATCAGAAATAATTGCAGGCTCGTTAGGACCGCCTAAAGACAATGATTCCGGAGCATCTATAAACGATAACTCGGGTCCTATTCCTAACATATCAAATTTTAATTTTCCGCTAGTAGATCTTATCGTAGGACCACTCGAATGAACAAACAACCTCAGTTGATTTCCACTGCCTAACAATATTCCAGTGTCACTGACATTCAACGAACTCAGTGTTCCTAGCTGTGTGAGTCCACTCAGTGTCACAGAATTATTAAGACTGCTTCCCGTCAAGGTTGCAGCATCAGCTGTGACTGTGATATTGTTAGAACCATCAAAATTCACACCATTAATAGTTCTAGCAGTAGCTAATCTAGTAGCAGTGTTTGCATTTCCGGACAACTGTTCACCAATAAATTGGGTGGCCTGAACTATGTTAAATGTGCTGGTTCCGCTGGTTGCTGTGACATTTCCGGTAAGGTTGCCAACGAAATCTGCTGTAATGATACCTGCTGAAAACCCGCCCTGTGAATTTCTGGCAACTATCTTGCCTATAAGATTGGCAGACGATGCGTCTACGTTCCATGTTCTTTCCACCGCACCATTGAAATCTGATCCTACAATATAATCACCTTTTTTCAATGTATTGGTAGTATTTGCTGTGATTGTGATATTTGACGCAGCTGTAAATGGTACTCCATTGATTAGTCTAGGTGTTGATAACTGATCAGCTGTGGCAGCATTGCCGGTTACACTGCCATTGATCTTGGCTGTGCTAGAAAGATTGATTCCCACCAATAGACTGTTGCCGAACCCCTCAACTTGATTGTTTGTGTTGATAGTAAAAGCTGCCGCAGTGCAGATAGCAAATATCACGCCATTGGTTTCTAAGAATATCACTGGACGAGGATTACCGGTATTGTCGTCCAGTGTTCCTGATCTTGCTTTGGTAGATCCAAATCCTTCTACGGCCTCTGGACCTATCAATCTCCATGATGTACCGGTATATGTAAACAATTGATTGATAGGAGTCTTGAACCATAACGATCCCGGGCTAGCACTGGATGGGACTGTTGCACTCACAATAGCAGATCCTATAGGATTCCATTGTGTGCCATCATAGGCATGAGCTATGTCGTTTGTGGTATTAAACCATATCTGTCCAGTCAACGGTCTTGATGGAGGAGCTGTATTAGCAAAATTTTCTAAGAGGAACACAAAATTTTCATTCTGTATTTCGCCATAGCCTACATAGTTTCTACCAACCAATCCTAGACTAGTAGTAGTATCAATGGTGCCATCTTGCAACACCACTAATTGTTCCTTGTTGAACTTGTTTATTACATAGGCCATTTATGCCGCTCCTGATTCATTATGGAGGTAGTGGTAGATCCGACTGCCATGTCCACACTCCTCCGATTATTCGAAATACTTTGATAATTCTTGTTACCGAGACACTTGCCGCAGCTATAGTTGCTGTGGGGAAACTAATGTTTGTGATTGCTTGGCTGCTGGCTCCACCAAGATTGGTTAAAAATGCTGCTGTGGAAATTGACGGTGGCAATGAATTTATACTTAAAGATTGAGCGTTATTGCTTATCAAATTACATAAAATTCTAGCATATGTGAATGCTCTATACTCGCTCACAGGAGCAAGATTATTCAATATGTTTGTAATAATATATGTATTAGATTTGCCATCGGATAAATCAATAGTAAAAATCACAGGTCTTGATTCCACCCTGTTATCTGTATACTCTTTGGTGGCAGCATCTTGAGCTGCCACAGGATCTTGCATGCCGGTGATTCTTGGAGACCCGATCAATGCAACATTTCCTGAGCCGTCTGGTTCTAACTCAATATCAAAATTCGTACTCACCGTGCTGATTCTGTGATTTTCCAGTCTCATCTGAGTGACTGCAGGAGCACCCGGACCTATGTTAACTACAGTCTGTGTACCAAAGGAACTAACTCCTGGAATACTTGTAATAGCCGAACCCAGACTGTTGCCATCTATTACCTTAGTTCCGCCAATATATACTGCTCGTCCTGCGGCTAAATTCAGTGTCTCGGATATATCAAGCCAATTACTACTGTTGTTGTAAGTTATAGTTTTATCTGTAGACGCTTTGATTGTGATACCTGCACCATCGGCCGTGATGTTTGTAGGACTAACCACATTAGCTATAACAATATTTTTGTCTTCTATCGCCACTGTTGTGGTATTAATAGTTGTAGTCGTTCCTTCGACTGTGAGATTACCATTGACTATTAGATCGCCGCCGGCGACCACTGTGCTGTTGGTAAATCCAGAATATAGATCGATGTTTCTTGTTGCTGCATTAATCGTGATAGCTGCTTCTTGTGTAATACCCTTTCGAACACTCAACTGAATATTCCTATCAGTTGCAGCATTGCTTATCAATACATCTCCTGCACTAACAAATAGATTTGCCTGGCCTGCTGAACCTACTGTGATACCTAAATCACTAGTAATCTGCAGTTGCCCATTTATGCTATTAGAAGTGTCAGTTCTAACATAGGTGGTTGCCGGAGCTCCGCCTAAACTATCGCTGTTTATACAAGTCGCACGTATTTTAAAATTAGATAATGTGCCTGCATTGAAACCAGGTTCTATATTGCCATTAAATCCTATGATTCCTACTTTGGGTGTAAAACTGTCTTTGGAAAAAATTCCCAGTAACACACCATTATTATAAAGACTAGTTACTACCCTAGTTTGATTTAGTGTATCTAAAATAGTATCTACTCTCAGTCCGCTAAGACCTTGCACACTACTATACGCCGGTGCAAGTAACACCGCTGTAACCCCATCAAAAAAGTATAGTTGTTTTCCGATATCGTCATACCAAAGGTCACCGGTGGCCAGTGTGCTTGGTTGGGAGCTCGATACCGTAGCCGAACTTACCGGAACAAAAGTAATACCGTTGTAAACTTTTAATTTTGACTGGCTAGCGTCAAACCATATTTGACCTTTAATGGGGTGTATGGGGGCTGTATTACTAGAAAAATGCTCTAGCAATTTAATAAGATTCTCGTTAAATGCTTCGCCGAAACCGCTGAAATTCTTTCCTATAAGAGTGATATCAGTGGAAAGATCGTCGATCTGGCCGTCTGCTACAGTTGCTACAATTGTGCCGTCAGTTTTGTTTATTTGATATGCCATGTTTTACTCTGTTAGAAAGCTGGTGGTCCAGATCTTATAATATAATTCATTGCCAAGAAAGGATTCATTAAACCTACTGGTGTTGCTAGTGTTACTCCCACGGCTTTTTTTACTCCGCCGCTGTCTTTGAGATATTGTGCCTGACCTGGGGCTGTTGGGCCAGGTCCGGAAGTGGCTAACGGATCGAGTGTTGTTGTAAGTGCAACTGCAGAATAGTCTTGAGTGGGAGTTGACAGTGTATGACTGTGTTCTGGTAGGTTCGGCAATGTCAACGCTACAGAACTTTGTCCTGCTGACCCCCCAAGTATTGTGGCCTGCACATCCGGAACTCGGCCTGCAACGCCGCCGCCAGCATCTACATAAGGACCTGCAATAGTCGGCACGGTGCCAGCATTATCCATATTATCCTTACCAAGTGCAAATCTACCTCTAAGATCAGGTAATCTAAATGTGTTTACTCCTAGTAATGGTGTGGCTCCATTATATACATTGCCGATCACATCAAACAGATCTGTAAACTTTACCCTTTCAATTTCTGAACCGTCACAAAACAAGTAACCATCAGGAGCAGTAATACCTGCATACGGCAGAATAGCTCCTATCGGCACTGCTAGATCACCAAGAAACACTTCTCTGGTTTGTTTAAGAAGACCAGAACTAGCTAGAGTGCTTTCACTAGGTCTGTAGGTTAAAATAAAATCGCCTTTTTTGCCACGATTAGGCACCGGAGTTTCTTTACCTGCAATAATATTTGCTGTGAGTGTGGCATTAAGAATTTTAGTAGAACTGCCTACTTGCCCGTCAAATTGCACAGCCGGTGAAATCACATCACCTGCTAATTGAAAACTAGTAATTGTGCTGAGAGATGTCGCAGTGTTAGCATTGCCACTGATGTTTCCGTCAAGCACTCCTTGTATAGTATCTGCGATGATTGTTTTGGCACGTATATTATTGAAGCGTCTTGTTGCAGTGCCTATATCATATGTGTTTGTAATTTTTGGTAATATAAACGCAGTTTGCAGTGGACCGGTAACATCGATGCCGTCGCCGACAATTATGTTTTTTGCAACTGCAATTCCACCTTGAGTAACAATACTGCCGTTATTTAAATTGGTGCTGGCTAAGCTACTGGTAGTAAAAAAAGAACCTGTGATTTTTGCATTGCCTTGAATGTCTAACGCTTCTAGTGGATTGCTTTGATTTATACCAACTTTGTTGTCAACAATTCTTAAAACCGTTGCTGGAATACCGTTGCGATTTGTCTGTAGATCTATAGAACTGCCTGCAGCAGAGTTATAGATATTACTAGATGTTGTTGTAGCTGATAACTTGAATGTCTCATCAGCACCTATAGAGATACCGTTATTGTTTTTGATCTTTATTTCAAAATTAGTGGTGTTGATGGTATCTGATCTAAGGAATGTTCCCGCAGCTTTTTCTACTCCCCCTACTAACAATGCTTGAGCATTTCTTGCTGTGCCATTTAGCACAGGTAAAAATCCCCCTACAAAATTTGCAATTTCACCTGACGTTGCAGGAGCACTGATGTTGATGCCTGATTTTATCAGAGCAAATCCAGTGATCAAAGTCTTCGGTGTAAAACTGTCTTTGGAAAAAATAATTACAGGAATATCTGCAATATAAAATGTTAAAATAAATCTATCTAAGTTATCAGAATCTGATATTTTTTCTATAACCGGTCCATATCTCAAGCCACCAACTGAACTCTCAACCGGCCCAACTAATATCCATCGTGTGCCTGTGAATATCCGTAGTTGTTGATTGGTAGTGTCTACCCATAATTCTCCTACTTTACTAGTTTCTACTGAAGGTTGACTAACTCCTTTTTGTATTCCGGATGCTGCTTTCCATGCAGTATTATCCCATATTTTTAGGGTTTGTGTTCCACTTGTACTATCATACCAAAGCTGTCCTTCTACAGGGTTAACTGGTTGACTAGTAGATGCAAAATTTTCTAGCAGTGATAAAAAATTCTCTGCGATAATCTGACCGTAGCCGGTAACATTACGACCTGGAAATTTGAGACTAGTGTCTGTACTAGAAGTATTATCAAACACCGTGATAGGACTTTTGTTTTCTTTATCTGTAAAATTAACTATGTATGGCATGATTATATCTCAGTGAATCCGGTTAAACTCTGCACACGGATAGTGTAGTCAATCTGTAACAGTCTGTTAAGACTTTTCTGCACAGGGTGAAACACCACATGTGTTAATAGTTTTCCCTCAGCACCGTTTTGGCCGATGCTTTTTAATCCTAATTCATCAAACACAAATTCACCATTCATGTCAACACTGTTGTCAAATGCTTCTTGTTCTAATGGTTCTCCATAATCTAACAAGCAGCTGATCACAATATCACTATAAGTCGCTCCGCTGATATGTCTAATTTCCATTTTATTTCTTACAGGATCTTGGTTTTCAATAGCATTTTGATCCACTACTTTTTGGTAGGTTTGATTATAGAGGCTAGAATTAACACCAACAGTATTGGGTGTAAGATAAGTGATAAGACCTGTAGGATCGACTGTGGTTCCGCCTGTACCAAAAATCATCTGATATACTGTACCGTATCCTTGATTACTAAGACTGTTGACCATGGCCACACTCATATTTTCATAGTGAATAGCATTGCGTTTGTCTACAAAAATTTCTTTGGTCTCAGGATCGTGAATCTTGATATGACCTTCAAAATTAAATCCGCCCGTTTCGTTGGGTCGAGATTGTGTATTTTGAGCTGATTGATCTTGATTTTTAGGCATTTTTATCTCTTTTTGTTCCATCATGTATTTATTCAGGGATGTCAGTGGTCTTTTCCACAATGAATCTAGCCACCGGCGTCAAACTGTCTATTAGACTCACACCATCTGCTGCTGTAGTATTGCCCCTCGTATACCAAGTTTGTCCTAGTCGTTTAAGTACGGTAACCCTAGTTCCAGCAGGTAACGCAGCGGTTAATCTAATTTGCTGTGAAACACCGTCCACACTAAACTCAGCTTCTTGTGTTTGATCTGCCTCAGGACTTGCCGCTCCATTAATTTCGGTGTATACATCCTGTGGATCTTTTTTTAATCTACGGCCTGCTGCAAAAACTTCAAGTTGGTCGCACGGTCCATAAGTTAGCGGAATAGATTTTCTATACCAGAGACCGCTTCGTGAGCCTTTTACAGGAGTAAAATCCAATGGCCCAATCAGTAATGTGCTACCGTCGCTGGTAAAATCAATCCGCTGTTGTGTTTCATTGTAAGGAATCGTTTCACTATACCCTACATCAGCAACCACAGTGTTTATAGCATATGTTTCTGCGATCGATGTTCCTTGCACTCCTCTACGCAGCTGGCTCAACACATTTCCTGTCTTCAACATATATTCAATGCGTTCGCCCTCAATGAATATAGTTCCTGGTAAATTTCTAGACATAATCGGATGCCCTAACAAACTAGCATCTGATACTTCTATGGTCGTATCAAAATATCTCAAAGGTTTTGTTAATTTGCATGATGCTTTTGAAAATCTGTTAAAGTGATATACATTTAACATGTCTTTATGGATTTCGTAAGCTGAGGGCAATTTAAAAATATCATTTCCAAAAGTAATTATTTTGATATCATCGTCAAGTGTGGTCGTGACATTGAGGTACACCACTGCTCTTGGCAGGCTCACAAAGTAATCTTTTTCTTGTTGAAGTCTGATGCCGTTTAAGTATACCCATACATAACTGGCCGATATAGGAGATCTAGCCAATTGATAATTCACTTTGCCGCCTTTGATTTCATCTTGAATAATATCCATAGAAGGATATTCACCAAACCAAGTAACATTGATTGCAGGATATGTTGAATCGGATATTGTAGAATCTCCAGGAAATCCAAAATCAAATTCACTGTCAATAATTACATTATTTCCTTGTATAAAATACTGTGCATTTAAATCGTTTTCAATTTTGATTTTATCGCCCAGTGATAGCTTTTCTGGTTTGATGATCAATTCCTTGGTAGGACCGTTGAATGTGTAATCAATCACAAACGTGCTGGGATCATCATTAATGTAAACTTTTAGATTAGAAGGTAATATGCTGCCTCCTGATTCAAACGGATCTACTCCAAGTATGAACTGATTATTAGTGCCGTCATATATTACGTAGTTAGTGTCTGGACCTCTAAGTAATTGCCCGTTGACTTCCACAATCGCAGAACTTAGAGACGATCCTCTGGCTAATTCACTAAATCCATCGAGATCAAAACTGCGTGTGCTACCTTCGTAATAAAATGTCTGAGTATTTACATTTACTAGGGACAGTCCTAATGAATCCACATCCGACGATGCTGCTAGACATGCTATTTTAATTACATCGCCAAGCTGAGGTTTTATTGCAAATTCAACTAAAGTTTTTCCTACAGCATCTATGATATCTGTGCTGTTGCGGAAGCCTACATCAACTCGAGATCCATTTAGTGTAACAAATACACCACTAGTAGCATCATAGTCTGCATTGGTAAGAAATAATCCAGTAGTGCCATCTGCTATGTAACTTTGATAATCTAATATGCCGAGGCCGCCAATTCCTATGCTTAATATTTCCACTAGTTCGCCTATTGCTGGGGCTGAAATAAAATTCACAGTTGCAGCTGAACGGTCTATGGTGTAGTGTTGATTCAACGCTTTTGCAGTGTTATCAACATAAACAAATACTGAGGAGTTTTCTAAAACTGTCTGACCTATAGCAAACGCAGTGTCTTGACCATTGGAAATAGTAATCTTTGATTGTAACGCAGCTGCTCCGGATGTTTTGTTGTTATATACTTTTATCGAAACACTGTCTATTACTTGTCCTGGTATGTTTTCTTCAGGTGCCGGAACGTTATCTTTGTCAATGAATGTTCCGCCCAAGATAGATATCTCTTCTGCAGTTTTGCCTGTAGCTGTGGCGTAAGCAGAACTTATAGCTGACAACGAGCCACCGCTGAGTTTGGTATCAAGTATATTATCATCTGTAATTACTACAGATCCATCACTGTCTGTAGGACGGAAAATAAGGATATCACCATCTTGAGTGCTGATATACGGGCCTATTAATACTACAGCATTTACGCCATCACCTACAAACGTTGGCATTTCTGCTGCAGGATTAACACCTGTGCTTGAATCTTGTGCCGATGAGTAATTTTCATCATCTATACGCACAGTGATGTTTGTGTTTTTACGTTTGATATATATGTTGATTTGCTGTCCAGCTGCTGGTATATATGGTAACGTCACTGATCCGGTGCTTCCGTCCGCTACGTGATAATAATCTGAGCTGATCTCTACTGAATCCCAACTGTCGGTGAACCAAGGCAAGGCATCCCAACCACCGGTGACATCAAATGTCGTGCCTTGTATTCTCACTCCGCCAAAATCAATACCAGTCATGAGTTGATTTATTTCTTTGCCTGCCATTCCTGTTTTTGGGTTATAGGACTTTTCTATTCTATTTACAGCATCCAATAACAAAATGTTCTTGTCATAAGTCACTATAATTTCATCATTTATAGTCGGAGCAGTATTAAATATCAGTTTTCCACGAAGCAAATTATAACCACCGGTGGCTTGATAATACAGAGATACCTGATAGTCACTAGCTAACACAACTTGTGTTTTTTGCGTGGCAAATATTTTTCTAGTTACCTTGATTCGAGTTTTATCATTAGTCGGTGCATAATTTAAAAAGAATACAGCACTGCTGCCACCGGCAATAAATGTCTGTGTCTGCGAAAAATTTTCATAGATGCCGTTAGCTGAAAGTCTATCAAATTTCAAAGCAACATCAAACATACGAACTTGAGAATTTCCTATGATTGCAGTGGCTTTGGCCTGTACAGCAGTAGATGAATTTCCTCCTACCAATGTCACTGTCGGAGCTTTGATATATCCTGAACCTTGAGTTAACATTTGTATGCCTGCCACTTTACCATTCGAGATAAATGCTCTAGCAGTAGCGCCGGTGCCGTCTCCTTCTATCAAAACTCTAGGCGGAGTTAAATATTCTGTGCCCTGCTGATATACCTCTATAGCGGTGACTGCATAGCCTTTATTATCTGCCCACCATTTCCATGGATACTGTGATATTTCTAGTGATGATGCATTAACAGGATTGGCACGACCGTCAAAGATTGAATACGACGGTGGCAAATCAAAATCGATCGCTGCCGATGCGTATGATTCTGGTTGATCATAACGGCTGATATACTCTCTAACTGTGGTTCTAAATGGTTTAACTTCGTTGATGTAATCTTGATAACTTGATAAATTATCATTTTTGTAATTCGGTGGGCTTGCTAATGTGCCAATGTTATGCGTGGCATTTAGGAAACTGGTTTTAAACACCCAATCTACATACTGTTGTTCGCTGAATACATGTCTTATTGAAGCAAAAAATAATTTGTTCCATTCTACTGCGTAATCACCTACAAAAATATTTTCTTTTACTGCTGCAAAAATATTTCTAAGTTCTTGTGAATTTTCAATGTCATAGGTTGTGGTATCAAACGCCTGTGTATTATCGAATCCTACTCCAACTGCACTGGTGTTATATAGTATAGAATCAAATTGTATTGTACCGTTTTGTCTACCGACCAATAGATACTTGTCTAAAAACGTTTGACCTATTTCTTGAGTTTTTTGGAATTTCGCCCAGCCGCCGGCAGCATATTCTTTGACTTTGATTATGTCACCAATCGTCACAAGGCTATCTACAACTTCATAAATGTTAGAATACTCTTTAACAACACGTTGAGTATCATTATATCCGGATCTAAACCAATCCACTTTATTCCAATACTTGGTGGTGTCGTAAGCCTGTGACCTACTACGGAAATACGTCTTACGTAGATCGTCCCAAGAATATATACTCCAGAAATTATTTAAAGTTGCATCATTGTTTACTAAAACAGAAAAATATCTAACATCAACTTTGATGACACCGTAATTTTTACCGCGATTGGTGACCACCACAGCTATTACTCTGCCTTGACCGTCAATGTGACACACTGCTGTGGCATTCAAACCATCTCCGGTAATAATCACCGGAGGGCCAATATAGATTCCGGGCTGTTCTTGATCAAATAATTCTTTAGGCTTATATCCGTATCCCGGATCTATTATATCTATTGTGTCTAATTCACCGTTGATCAAATTACCACGCAATACAGCACGTTTGGTATTAGTTGTTCCTACTGTCTGTAACTCTATTTCAGTGTCTACTGCAATGTCATAAAGATTCAACTTATCACTAGGAGCTGTATCAACTTTATTTAAATTAGTATATTCTATGGTTTCTGCAAAAGTTTCATTTAATAATATATCATTGATATATTCTATAACGATTTGCAATGCCAGCAACCTATCAACAAACATAGTCTGTCGAGGTCTATATTGTATACCATATTTTTGTTTAGCTGGAAGATCGATATCAGGAATTTTATTTCCTGCTATATCTGAACCAATAAGACTGTCAATCCATTTGTTTTCTAATTTTAAAGATGGTAAATTATCAGCCACGCCTTCTGTAAGTAGTTGATATTCGTTGTGAATTGGTCTTTGAGATTCTAAGCTGTTGCTAATTTGTAGATTCAACAACGCTGTATCAGACTGCATGATTGTTTTAAAATTATATGTGAGGAATTTGTTAGATTCTATCAATGCAACAAAAGCTAGATTTGATCCTGCTGGATTTGCAATTAATCCGGCCACATCAGCAGCTGATTTTGTTCGATCTGGCATATTAGATGGTGTCACAGCTTTGCTACGTACCCAATAATAATATAATGTTTCTGAGACAAGTCCAGTGGTTGGGCTAAAGAAAAATTTCACACTGTAAACATCATTGTTGGGATATAATGGTTGTCCGCTAACTCCTTGAGCTAGTCCTGCATTAGTGTCTGCCAATGCTGCCCATTCGTTAGGCAATAACACAGTTTCGACCCACTCATACACATCTATGCTCGAACCCACTGCCTGTTGATTCCAATTTCCTGTTTTGTAAGCAGAATCTTTTTGTTCTGCATATTGAAATTTTGCAGTGCTAGTATTCCACCATAATTTTCCTACATTTTTTTCTAACCAGTTTATTGTGGAATCTACTACTACTTCAGCAGTTCCTATTGAATACACTGCAGGATCATATGGAGTTTTGTATTTTATTTCTTGCTCAGCTATATTAAGAATTTTTCCTCTAGCTGCATCGACGAAATCTATGTCTTGTATTTTTACATTGTTTACATTGTCATAAAGTTCAATTTTTTTAATTTTTCTTAAATCTACCAATG